ACCATTTAGCATACCTCTTGCCAACGTCGTTTGTATGCCAGGATTAGATGATGCTGCTAATTTTGAAGAACGAACTCGATTTGTTTTAGAGCTCGCTAAAAAATATCGCTTCCGCGGTCTTACACGTTTGCATATTGCAGCTTGGAATAAAACATTAAACGTATAATTATGATACTTCAGAACCGAAAAGCATATTACAATTACCATATACTTGAAGAGTATATAGCAGGAATAATGCTAGTTGGTTCTGAAGTTAAATCTATTCGTAACCATGATATTAATTTTAAAGATAGTTATATTTATATCAATAACAATGAAGTGTTTGTAAAGCAAATGTTTATAGGAAAATATAAACAAGCGGTACATACTAATCATGAAGAAGTTAGAGATAGAAAATTATTGTTAACTAAAAAACAAATACGAAACATTCAAAAACAGCTTCAAGTAACAGGTATTACATCTGTACCTTTAGAAATATTTGAAATGAGTGGTAAATTTAAAATTAAAATAGCAATAGTTAAAGGTAAAAAGTTATATGATAAACGTGATGCTATCAAAGAAAAAGATATTAAATTACAAACTCAAAGAGAACTTACATAATGACTATAAATCAACTTGAAAAATTAGCCAATAATAAAAATAAAGCATTATTATATTTTAATGCTGATTATTGTGATGCTTGCCATCAAACACATCCAATCATGGAACAAATTAAAGAATTAAAACCCGAATACATATTCTACAATTTGGATATAGATGATGCTGATAATGATGAAATATCAGAAATGCTTAAAATAGATTACATGCCTACTCTTATTATTATAAATGATGGTAGTATGAGAAAATATAAAGGTAAAAGAGAGATAGTTAAATATTTGGCATCTCAAAAATAAGTTATTATATTATTAGAAATAAAATTTATATTAAATGGAGTTATTGAAAAAATCAAATGGTAGCTTACCACGCACGCAAGAAGAAATAAACAGCATGATTGAAGAAGCGGCTGTACATTATGGTAATTTTTTAAATGCTGTTGGTTTTGACTATAAAGCAGATCGCCAAACCGAAGATACACCTATGAGAGTTTCGAAGGCTTGGTTAAAAGATCTAATTGTAGGTTCAATTACAGATGAACCAAAAATCACAGTATTCCCTAATGATGAAGGATATAGTGGATTAGTAATCCAATCCGGTATTCCTATTGTTAGTATGTGCGCACATCACAATTTAGCATTTACAGGTTACGCTACTGTAGCTTATGTACCTGGTGAAAATGTAATTGGATTATCTAAATTAAATCGTATTGTAGAATGGTTTTCTCGCCGCCCACAAATGCAAGAATCATTAACACAACAAATTCATGATTATATTGCTGATAAAATGAAATGTAATTCAGTAGCAGTAAGTATTGCTTGTAAACATACTTGTTGTTCACATAGAGGTATTAAACATCCTTCAGTAATGACCACAAATAAATTTAGTGGTGTGTTTATGGAAAAGGATAATTTAATTAGAGAAGAATTTTTACACGCAATTGAAACAAACGCCCCTGCTTTAAAATAATGAAAAAGATATATTTAAACTGGGCTGGTATAGAATCATATATTGATACTTTAGCTTATAAAATAGCAGCAAGTGGAAAACAAGTAACAGTTATTCATGGATTGTCTAGAGGTGGATTGATACCCGCAGTATTATTATCTCACAAATTAGGTATTCCTTATGTAAATGATTGGCCTATACTTAAACATTTATATGATCCTAAAACAACACTAATAGTTGATGATATTTGCGACTCGGGTAAAACATTAAAACCTTATACTGATTATATTACAGTTACTCTTCATCACAAAACAACAGCTATTGTTGAGCCTACATTTTGGGTTAAAACAGTAGAAGAAAACGAATGGACTTGCTATCCTTGGGAAGATAAAGAATCACAAACAATTCAAGATTATAAACTATAATATGCAACCTAAAGAATCAAAATCAAGTAGACACTTTATAATCAGTTTAATTAAATCAGTTACAAGGATATTTTCAGGATTATCTTTATGTTTTGGTTTATTACATTTAGCTGGAATATTTTTAATATTAGCTGAATTTTTAGGTATAGCAGAAGAATTTTAAAACAAATAAAATGATAACAATATACGCACATAAAAACCACCCAGACGCAGTTATACCAACTGTAGCATATGGTTCAACATCAGCATGTTTTGATATAACATGCACTGAAACAACAACAATTCCTGCTAGAGGTAAAGCAGTAGTACCCAATGGTTTAAATCTAACAATTCCGGATAGTTTAAATTATTGGATGCAAATTCAATTACGTTCTAGTAAAGGTTTCAAACATGATTTGGTACCTCATTACGGAACAGTAGATGCTGGTTATACAGGAAATTTAGGTATTAAAGTTTACAACTTAGGTGATACTGACGTAGTAATTGAAAAAGGTGAAAAATACGCTCAAATAGCTGTTATTGAAAGACCTGAATATGAAATTATTGAACTAAACAATCAAGAATTTGAATCATTTAAAACAACTCAACTTCGTGGAGATAGCGGATTTGGTTCAAGTGGAAAATAAACAATTAAAATAAATATAAATTATGAGAAGTACAAAAGAAATCATTGCTGACCTAAGACATAATATTGAATGGTCTCAACCAAACATTAGACATAATGCTTTAGTTACTTTAGTTAATGAATTAGAACAAGCATTAGATTCAACTCCAAAAACAATAATTCACCCCCCGGTTGCAGTAAATGAAATACCATTAACTCCTACAGTTGAAATAGTAGAAGCAAATGAAGAGCCAACCACTCAGGATGAATCAACTACTCCTAAAAAAGGTAGAAAACCATCATCAAATAATCCTTAAAAAAATAGAGTTCAAAAATTTAGAGCCCCATAAGGGGCTTCTTATATTTAACTAATATTATGTATCAATCAATATATTATTCACATAACGGAGATGATAAAGGTACTTGTTACCTTAGAGATGATAAAAAAGGATGGAGTGAATTTAAATATAAACCTACAGTTTATAAATTAGATCATGAAGGTGAATATGAAACATTATTTGGTGATAGATGTTCTCCAATTCAAGGAAAATTTGATTGGAATGATCCTACTGTATTAGAAAAAGATATTCAAAAAGAATTAGCTATATTAAGAGATCTATATTATAAAGATGATTTTGCTCCTGAAAAACATAATATAGTTTATTTCGATATTGAGATTGAAATATTAGGTACTTTAAATCCTCAAACTGTTAGAGAAGCAAACGCTCAAATGACATCAGTAGCTATTATAGATGTTTCTACTAATAAAAAATATTGTTATATTGTAGATGAATCTAAAGTTATTGAATATGTAGACAAAGATAATAAAGAAATCATACCATGTATTAATGAAAAAGATTTATTAAGTAAATTTTTAACTAAATGGGTTGAGTTAGATCCTACTATTATAGTTGGTTATAATAGTGATTTCTTTGATATTCCATACACTTACTTTAGAATTAAAAAAATACTAGGAGAAGATATGGCTTTATTTTTATCTCCTATTAAAAAAATAAATGATAATATTTATAACTCATATTCACCAATAACAATAGGAGGTGTGAATAGTCTTGATTATATGCTTTTAGTTAAAAAGTATATCATGAAAGAAGAATCATCTTATAAATTAAATGATATAGGATTAAAATATGCTAAATTAGGTAAAGTCGAATATAATGGCTCATTAGATAAACTATTTAAAGACAACCCAGATAAATTTATTGAATATAATCTTCGAGATGTTGAAATTATTGAGGCTTTAGAAAACAAATTACAATTTATCAAATTAACAGTTTTAATATGCCATTTATGCCATGTACCTTATGAATCAATATATTATAATACAGTATTAAATGAAGGTGCTATATTAACATATTTAAAACGTAAAAATATAATATCACCTAATAAACCAACAACTACAAATAAAAATATTAAAGAATTAAATATAGGTGATGAAGTACAACACCAGCGAGGAACTCCAACTGTTGAAGGTGTGATTACTTATATAGATGAAACAACTAATAAAGCTCAAGTTAGGACTAAAGCTAATACTTTAAAAGAAAGAAGTTTAAAATCAATAAGAAGAAAAGAATCATACGCTGGAGGATATTTATTAGAACCTAAACCTGGATTATACTCATATGTAAGTGATTCTGACTTTACTAGTCTATACCCAAGTATTATTAAATCTTTAAATTTAGGGATTGAAACATTAATAGGTAGAATTGTAACTAAAACTAATTATGAACAATATAATTCTTTAGAAAAATTAAAAGAAAAGGATCCTGAAGAAATAATTCATTTAGAAAAATTAGATATTAAAACATATAATTTAAAACCTGGTAAAGTTAAAATAAAAGATTTAATAGAATTAATTGAAGAAAACAATTGGTCAATATCAGCTAGTGGAGCATTTTATAGAAATGATATTAAAAGTATATCATGTGAAGTATTGGAAGATTGGTTTGGAAAACGAGAACATTATAGAGGATTAAAAAAACAAGCAGGTAAAAAAGAAGATTGGGAAAATTATAAATTATATGATTTGTATCAAATGGCATTTAAAATCTTACAAAATGCACTTTATGGTACTTATGCTATAAATGGATGGAGATATACTGATGGGTATAAAATATGTTCTGCTTCTATTACAAATAGTGGTCAACGATTAGTTAAATCTAGTATAATTTATGCTGATAATTTAATTGAAGAATATATTAATACAGATGTAGAAAAATTAAAAAAATTACTAAATTTATAACAGAAACTAATAATAATTATTCTATTATATCTAAGGTATGTAGGGATATTTTTTCTCAAACTAATGATTATAAATGGAAATATAAATAATATGGAAGATTTCAATCCTAAATATGTAATTGCTAGTGATACAGATAGTATGTATATCTGCTTAGAATTACTATTAAAAAAATTATACCCTAATTTGAACGAAATGGATGAAGATGAAAAAATTAATAATCTAATTAAAATATCTAAACATCTTCAGGATAAATTTAATGAAAACTTAAGAGATATATCAAAACGAGTTTTTAATATTAATAAAAAACATTATTTTGAATTAAAACAAGAAGTAATAGTTAAAAGAGCATACTGGTCAGGTAAACGAAGATATGCTATGTGGGTTGTTAATAAAGAAGGTGTACCAATACCTGCTGACCATAAAGATGCTTTTGATATGAAAGGTTTAGATATAATGAAATCTAACTTTCCTCCATTATTTAGAGATTTTGGTGAAAATTTAATTAAAAAAATTCTATTTGATACTCCTAAACCTGAAATAGATAAATTTATTTTGGATTGGAAAAAATCATTAGATTTAATAGATTGGAAAAAATTATTAAAACCTACTGGTCTAAAAAAACTAGATGAATATATTAGTAAAAAACCAGACGCAGGTGAAATATTTTCTAAATTAGCTTTAAAATGCCCTGTTAATACTAAAGCAGCAATATACACAAATGACCTATTAAAATTTAAAAAACTAAATAAAAAATATCAACAATTCCAGATAGGTGATAAAATGTATATAGCTTATTTAAAAGAAAACCCATACCGAATAGATGTGTTAGGAATTAATGGATATGATGATGCTCCTGAAATTTTAGAGTTTGTTGAAAAATATATTGATAGAAATCAAATGTTTGAATCTGTTATTAAAAATAAAATAGAAAACCTATTTGCTGATTTAAATTGGGGTATGCCTATATTTAATGAAAAAGTAAATAAATTCTTTAAATTCTAATTTGGCTAATTAAAAAACATTAATTATATTAATATTATATGATAGAAAAATTAACCTTAATATCAGTCATTTCAAAATATTACCTTAATGGAATGGTAGAGGCTGTTCGTTGGGATATAAAAGATAAGAACTTAAATATCAAATTTACAGCTCCATCTAAAGAAATGATAGGTAATATAACTTATAAAAATATACCTCTTGAAGATTCCATAATAGGAATAAGTAATACTACTCAATTAAATAAATTATTACATATAACAAGTGGTTATTTAGATTTAAAATACACTAAACAAAATAAATTATTTACTAAACTTATTATATCTGATAAACAATTTACTGTTAATTATGCTTTAGCAGATTTAATGATTATACCTAAAAGTGGTGATTTAAATGGTGATATTTTATTTAATATTGAAGCAAAATTAGATAATGAGAGTATAAGTGCTATTGTGAAAGCAAAAACAGCTTTATCTGAAAGTGAAACAGTATTAATTAAACCAACATTAAATGATGATGGTGATTATCAAATAGAAATGGAATTTGGAGGTAATATTGAATACGCTAATAAAGTATCATTTTTTATTCCAAATATAATGACAAATAATGTACCTGATAATTTTAAAGTTTATTATAATTCAAACATGATTAAAGAAATTATGTATTGTAATAGAGATATGGTATTAGGAAACATATCTATAAATTTAGATGGTTTAATGAAATTAGAATTTGAAAGTAAAGATTTAAAAAGTACTTATTACCTTGTTGCTAAGGAAATATAAGATCATATATTTATATCAAATAAAAAGTTATATAAAATGAAGTTACAAGCAGTGTACAATGCGGTTATCATAAAACCGTTTAATGAAGAAGAAATCAAATACGGAAGTATTATCGTCCCAGATCTTGGAAAAGAAAAAAATCTTAGCGGAACTGTAGTTTCTGTAGGACCAGGCCAATATTCACTTACTGGTACTCTTATCCCAACTGTACTTAAAGAAGGACAAAAAGTTATATTACCTCAAATGGGCCCCGTGAAAGTAGAACATGATGGTGAAGAATATTACGTATGCCCAGAAAATCAAGTATTAGCAATTTTAAACGATTAAAATAAGTTATATGAGTAAAATTATAGAATTCGGCCCAGAAGCTAGAAAAAAATTATTTAATGGAGTTGAGAAATTATCCAACGCTGTTACATCAACTTTAGGCCCTAATGGTCGTAATGTTGTTATTTCAAAACCAGGTGAATACCCAGCTAGTACAAAAGATGGAGTTACTGTAGCTAAATCAATAACACTTGAAGATCCAATTGAAGAATTAGGTGTACAAATGGTTAAACAAGCTGCTATTAAAACAGCAGATACAGCTGGTGATGGTACAACTACATCAACTTTATTAGCGACCGAAATGGTTAGACAAGGTTTAACGCATTTAAGTAACGGAGCTAACGCGGTAGAAATTAAACGCAGTATAGATGCCGCTGTTAAAGATGTCCTTGAATTTATACGCACACAAATTAAAGAAAATATATCATCTGAGGAACAACTAAAACAAATTGCTTCCATCTCAGCAAATAACGATCCTGAAGTAGGAGAATTAATTGCTACAGCTATGGAAAAAGTAGGTCGTGAAGGTGTTGTTCATATTGAAGAATCAAAATCAGGTGAAACATATCTTGAAACAGTAGAAGGTATGCAGTTTGATCGTGGTTATAAATCACCTTATTTTGTTACTGATAATAACTCAATGACTAGTACTTTAAATGATGTTTTAATTCTTATAGCAGATAAAAAATTCACTCAAGTAAAAGAATTATTACCTATACTTGAAGCTGTATCTCAACAAAATAAATCTTTACTTATTGTAGCTGAAGATGTTGAAGGTGAAGCATTAGCTACACTTATTGTAAATAAAGCTAGAGGTATATTAAAAGTAGCGGCTGTAAAAGCTCCTGATTTTGGTGATCGTCGTAAATTGATTTTGGAAGATATGGCTATTTTAACAGGTGGTCAAGTGTTTAGTACTGAAAAAGGTATGAAATTAGATAAATTTAGTTGGGATTGGTTTGGTAAAGCACGTGTTGTAACAATTACTAAAGACACTACTACTATTATTGATGGTAAAGGAGATGAAAATTCTGTATCACAACGTATAACAGAACTACAACAACAAATTGAAAATTCAAAAACACCATTTGAACAAGAAAAATTACAAGAACGTTTAGCTAAATTTATAGGTGGTGTAGCAATTATTCATGTTGGTGGAAATACTGAAACCGAAATGAAAGAAAAGAAAGATCGTGTAGATGATGCTTTACATGCTACAAAAGCAGCCATTGAAGAAGGTATTGTACCAGGTGGTGGAGTAGCATTATTACACGCACGTAATGGTATTAAAAACCGTGATACTATTGGCTCTAATATAGTTTGGCATGCTTGCGCAGCCCCACTTAATAAAATACTTAAAAACGCAGGATATGAAGATTTAGCAATATTCCAAGTTATAAGTGATACTAACAACAGTGAAAATTGGAATGGTTGGGATTTGAAAGAAGAAAAATTAACCAACATGAAAGAAGCAGGAATCATCGATCCAGCCAAAGTAACCCGTTGCGCTCTTGAAAATGCAGCATCAGTAGCAGGAACCATTTTGTTAACAGAATGTACTGTTGTTGATAAACCAGAAGAAAAGAAAGCAGACGAAGGATTTGGAGGTATGGGAGGAATGTTTTAAATTTAGTTAAAATAAGTTATGAAAGAACATACATTGTGGGTCGAAAAATACCGTAGTAAAACATTAAATGATTATGTTGGTAATGAGCAAATAAAACAAGCTATTTCCCAATATTTAAGTCAAAATGATATTCAAAACTTCTTATTTTTCGGCCCATCAGGTACTGGTAAAACAACATTAGCAAAACTTATTGTTAATAATCTTAATTGTGATTATCTTTATATTAATAGTAGTGATGAGAGAGGTATTGATACAGTTAGGGAAAAAATAACAGGATTTGCTTCAACAGCATCATTTAAACCTCTTAAAGTAATAATATTAGATGAAGCTGATTTTTTAACGATACAAGCACAAGCATCACTTAGAAATATAATCGAAACATATTCTCGTTCTACTCGTTTTATAATGACTTGTAATTTTATAGAACGAATTATAGATCCACTTCAATCACGATGTCAGGTATTAAAAATAGTACCTCCAACTAAAAGTGAAGTTGCTAGACACGTAGCTAATATATTAGATACAGAATCAGTTGAATATGATTTAGATGCTTTAAAAATAGTAATAAACCAATTTTATCCTGATATTAGAAAAATATTAAATACATGCCAATTAAATACAATTGATAATATTTTAAAAATTGATAAATCTATATTAGTATCATCTGGATATCAAAGTAAAATATTAAATGAATTAAAAAAACCATCATCTAAATCATTTAATGTAATACGTCAAATAATAGCTGATTCTAACATTAATGATTTTGAAAGTACATATAGGTACTTATATGATAATATAAATGAATATTCTCAAGGAAATGAAGGTATAATTACTGTAATATTAGAAGAATATCTATACCATGCTAATTTTAGAATAGATAAAGAAATTAATATAATGGCATGTGTGTCAAAACTATTACAAACATTAAATAAAAAAGTATTATAAAATGAAAGACCAAGTAAAATTAAACATCGATTTAAAAGCAACACAACCAGTTACATCATCTGAAGGTAATAGTGTATTTGCTGAAGGAGTAATTCTAAGGAAAGTATCTAAATTTTTAGCCGGTACATCAGAAGATGGTATAATACCAATACCGGTATTTTATGATATAAAAAGCGGTAAAATCTTAATTGAAACATTACCTAAAGAACTAAGAGAAGAATTTAAAAATGAAAATATTTGATTGGTTAACACAAATTACTGTTAATAAAAAATCTTGGAATTCATTCTCAGAGGATGATAAATTATCTTTTAACCCATATATGATTCATAGATACTTGTCTATGGAAAAGGATTATATTGATATAGTAAATTACATTCAAGTTATACCTTATACAGAAAAAGAAAAAATATATAAAATTTACTGCAATATGATTCCTAAGAAAAATATATTTTTAAAATATATTAAATCATCTTCCAAGAAAAAAATACCAGATTCTGTGCTTCAATTTATAGCTAAAGAATATACTTGTTCATTAGGAGAAGCAGAAGAATATTCTCATATTATAGGTAAAAATGGTATAATTAGTATTTTATACAAACATGGTGTAGATGAAAAAGAACAGAAAAAACTATTAAAAGAAATTACAATATGACAAAAAACAACGAAGTATACCCTTATCCCACAACCGAACCTTTTACCTCAATTGAGGTTTTTGAACAAACATATCCTGAATTGGCTAAAGAATTTAAGCAAATTCAAGAGGAACAATATGAATTGTTTGCTGAAAAAATGCTTGATTATGGTATAGAAAATATTGCTTTAGGATCTGATTTATCAAATTTTGAAGATGTAAAACTTTCTCTTACTGGTATTTGGCTTAGATGTAATGATAAAATCAACCGTTTAAAAAATATTTTAAAGCGTGGTGGTAAAAATTATGTTGAAGGAGAATCTATGATAGATAGTTTTATTGATATTGCTAATTATGGAATCATAGCCCAATTAGTAGCTAAAGAAAAATGGAAAAAATAATTTGGCTTTATTAAAATAATACCATATTTTTATGGTATGGAAAAAATAAATGAAAGTCAATTATCTAATGCTCGTGAAAAATTCATGAATAAAAGAATTACTTTCAAAACAAAAAATAGTAGTTTTGGACATGGTACTTGTCAGTTTTTAGGATATAATCAATATTTTCCTTCTTGGGAACTACAAATTACAGTTGACAGAACTCCTTATCAACACGTTATTTTTGAATCTATTAAATTAGTTGAAGACAAGGGTAAATAATTTTGAAATAATAAACAATCTGCTTACATTCGAATCTAGGATAATGATTAAAATAACTATAGATAAAATGAAACTAATAATAAATAAAGGACAAAAATTATGGTTCACAAGTGATACACACTATAACCATTCAAATATCTGCTCAGCTACTACAAAGTGGACTGGTGCTGAAAATATGACTCGTGCTTTTAATTCATTGGAAGATATGAATAAAACATTAGTTGAAAATATAAATTCATGTGTTGAAGAAAATGATGTTTTGATTCATTTGGGTGATTGGTCTTTTGGCGGCTTTGATATGATTGAAGAATTTAGAAAGCAAATCAAGTGCAAAAATATTCACCTGGTATTAGGTAATCACGATCATCATATCCAAAACAACAAGAATAATGTACAATCTCTGTTTAGTTCTATTCACGAATATTTGTATTTGGATTTGAGAATACCAGCTGGAAAAGAAGTAAACAAATTTAGAATGGTTTGTATGCATTATCCTCTAGCTAGTTGGAATGGAATGAATGATGGTGTTGTTCACCTTCACGGACACGTTCATCTTCCTAAAGATCTTAGAGTGGCTAAAGGTAAAGCAATGGATGTTGGTGTTGACGGAAACGATCTATACCCAATTGAATTGTTTCAAATATTGAATATTATGAAAACACAACCGGTTATGAGCTTGTCATTGCCAAAAGATCATCACGTTAAAAGAGTAGCACCAGTTGAAGAAAAAGGAGGACATTATGGATGTTAGTAAATTACAAGAATTTCTTGAGAGTGAAGAAGGACAACGTTCTATGGATAAATGGGCTATGGATCTTGCAAATAAACAAGAACATCTAAAACGTTGGGTTGAAAAGTTTAAAAAGTGGGCAGAACCAAATATAGATGCTGCTTTAGAAATACTAATCACCAAATATGACTCTTCAGAATATATTGATCGAGAATATAAAATAGGATATGAACCAAGAGAAGAATTTCTTTGGTTAGCTTTCGAGTATGCTAGACTATATTGTAAACCTTGTGAAGATGAAAAATATTTTAATATGTTTACAGGAGAGGCTTATTATATAGGTTCATATGTAATTCAAGTAATGCATGGTCAAGGTTCTGTTATAAGAATTGATAAAATACAAAATTAAAACAATGGATAAAATATTATATCTTACAAGAGGTCTTCCAGGCTCTGGAAAAACAACTCTGGCTCATCAATTAACAAATTTACATTCTATTTGTGAAGCAGATAAATTCTTCTATGATAAAGAAGGTAATTATAATTGGGATGGAGATAAACTAAATGAGGCTCACAGTTGGTGTGTAAGTGAAGTTAAAGTTCGAATGATGGATAATGCTAGAAATGAACAATTTTATCCTATAATAGTTGTTTCAAATACTTTCACTATGGAAAGTGAAATGGAGCCTTACATAGAACTAGCTAAAAAATATGGTTATACAGTAGTTTCATTAATATTGGAAAATAGACATGGCTCTGTATCAAAACATAACGTTCCTGTTAAATCTTTGAACAAAATGGAACAAAGATTGCGACAAAATATAAAACTTCGTTAAAAAAGTTTGGAGGGGCGAATGTCCCTTCGTACATTTACGTAAATAAAAATAAAAACATATGATATTAAACCTAGCATATCCTGAAAATTCTCAGGTAAATTTTCAAATATCCCAATTTCCAGATGGGCAACAATCTTTAACTATTCTTTCAGGTGTAGGACCTGAGAATTATATTACTATAAGTTCTCATTTAACTTCATTTGAAGATTTAGAATTAATAATCTGTACCAATGTGGCTTTAAAAGAAATGGGAGTTAAAAATATTGAGTTGTATGTTCCTTATTTTCTAGGTGCTCGTTCAGATAGGAAATTTGGTGAAGGTGGATTTAACTATTTAAAAACTGTTATTTGCCCTATAATCAATTCTCAAAATTTTAGTAAAGTAATAGTTTTAGACCCACATTCAGATGTACTTGAGGCTTGCTTAAATAATTTTGAAAAAAGAAGCAATATAGGAGTTGTATCTCATGCTCTTCAAGGTATTGATGCTGAAAAAGAAGATACAGTAATTATATCTCCTGATGCCGGTGCATTAAAAAAGATATACGATGTTGCTAAGGTATTTGACTTACCAAATGTAATTACAGCAGGTAAGGTTAGAGATATTCCAACAGGTAAAATATTAAAAACTGAATTACCTAATATTACTCAATTTGAAGGTAAGAAATTCCTTATCATAGACGATATTTGCGATGGAGGTAGAACGTTTATTGAACTAGCGAAAGCAATTAAAGAACAAATCCCTGATGCTGAGTGTTATTTATGTGTTACTCATGGTATTTTTAACCAGGGATTTGATGAATTATCAACTTATTTTAAAAAAATCTATTGTACAAATAGTGTAAAAGATTTTAATTGGAAACCTTTTATTAATCAACTAGATGTATTTTAATTATGGACTTAACAAATAAATACGTTACCCGTCTTAGGAAAGAGTGGGAACAATATGGAAAAATTATAGTTGCAGTAGACTTTGATGACACTATTTCTCCTTGGAAATTTTCAAAAGAAGAACTTCAAGACACAGTAGACTTAGTAAAAGAAGTACAACAAACCGGAGCTTACATTGTTATATTTACAGCCTGTTCTCCAGATAGATATGAAGAAATTTCATCTTATGTTAATTCTTTAGGTATCAAAGTAGATGCTATCAATCAAACACCGATAGAGATACCTTATGGTAATCATAACAAAATCTATGCCAATATCTTTTTAGATGATCGCGCAGGACTTGAAGAAGCCAAAAAAATATTGCGAGAATGCATGTATCTTCAAAGAAGCTTTAAAAGATCGCAAATTACTTTGGACGAAGTTGGATAAAAATTTGGCTACCTCAAACATTAGTCGTATATTTACGTAAATAAAAAATTAAAAAATTATGTTTAAACCAGTTAGTTTATTTTACACAGACGGATATAAGATTGGCCACAAGAAAATGTTGGCCCCAGGAACCACAAAATTATATGGTACTTGGATTCCTCGTAGCACAAAGTATGCTCCTACCGGTGTTACAAAAATAGTATCGTTTGGTCAACAGCTTGTAGTTCGTTGGTTAAATGATGAGTTTACAGAACATTTTTTCAACCAACCAAAATCAGTAGCAACCCAATTTGGTAAAGATATGTCAATGTATCTTGGAATGGATTATGATGCTACCCATTTTGAAGCACTTCATGATTTAGGTTATTTACCTATTCGAATTAAAGCATTACCAGAAGGTATTGAAACATTACCTAATGTTCCTCATATGACCTTTATTAACACCGTAGATGGTTTTGCTTGGTTAACTTTATATTTGGAAACAATTATTTCCTCTTTGGCTTGGAAACCTTCAACATCAGCCACTATTGCTCTACAATATCGTAGGAATTTAGTTCAATGGGTTATGAAAACAGATCCGGCTAATGCATTTTTAATTCCTTTCCTTGCTCATGATTTCTCTGCTCGCGGTTTATCACCTTGGGATATGTTATCAAGCGGTTTAGGACATGCTACTTCGTTTAGAGGTTCTGATACCATTATTTGTATTCCGGGTGCTCGTTATTTTTATAATGAACCTGAAACAGAGGTTTGTATCAATTCAGTAAATGCTTCTGAACATAGCGTTTCAACAACTAAAATCTTTACGGTTGGTGAACAACAAATGATTGCGGATTGGTTGGTTGATTTTCCTAAAGGAATATTATCAATCGTATCAGATACATTTGATTTATGGAAATTAATTACCGAATATTTACCAGCAAACAAAGAAGCGATAATGGCTCGTGACGGTAAGTTAGTCATTCGTCCTGACTCAGGTGATCCAGTTGATATTATCTGTGGTTCATTTTTACAAAGTGACCGAGATTTATCGGAAAACAAAAATGCAATTTGGACAAGTGAAGAAAAAGGTGTAATCGAATTACTTTGGGAAATCTTCGGTGGTACAATCAACGAACAAGGTTACAAAGTTCTTGATCCACACATCGGAGCCATTTACGGTGACTCAATTACATTGGAACGTCAGATTCAAATATATGAAAGGTTAGCCGCTAAAGGTTTTGCTTCAACTAATATTGTACTCGGTATTGGTTCTTATACATATCAAATGAATACTCGTGATACATTAGGTTTTGCTGCTAAAGGTGCCTGGTTTGAAGTTGATAAAAATGGTACTAAGGTTGGTTATGATATTTACAAAGATCCAGTAACCGATTCAGGTAAAACAAAGAAATCTTTGAAAGGTCTTATTATGGTAGATGAAAATCTTGAAGTACACACCCAATGTACACCTCAACAAGAGGCTCAAGGTTTACTACAAACCATTTATATGGATGGTAAATTCTACAATCAAACAACATTAACTGAAATTCGCGCTAAACTTGAACAAATATGCAAATAATCAAACCAAACACATTTAACCAAGATAAATCATCTATTACTGTATTTTTAGCAGGCTCCATTGAAATGGGGGCTGCTGAAAATTGGCAGCAAAAACTAGAAAATATTCTTGAAGATATTGAACAAGAAATAACATTGTTTAATCCTCGCCGCGATGATTGGGATTCAAGTTGGGTACAAAAACAAACCAATCCTCAATTCAACCATCAAGTAAATTGGGAATTAAACATGCTAGATAAATCAGATATTATATTCATGTATTTTTCTCCAGAAACAAAATCTCCTATTTCGTTGCTTGAATTGGGTTTATATGCTCATAACGGTAAAATGATAGTGTGTTGTCCTGATGAGTTTTGGAGGAAAGGTAACGTTGATATTGTTTGTACACGATATAACATTCCATTGTTTAACAATTTTGATGAAGCTGTTGGTGCTCTACTTACTAAAATAAGTTTGGCTTATTAAAAAATAGATCGTATATTTACGGAAATAAAAAAAAAATAAGGTTATGAAAGAACAATTTGTACCATACGAAATAGCCAAAAAATTAGAAGAGAAAGGATTTGATGAAGAATGTTTAGCTGGTTATTATGTGTTTGGTGGTAATAAAGAACAAGGTGGTGATGAACAAACAGAGCCAGAACTTTTTATGGATGGATATGATATTGATTATAGAGAGGCAGAATTAAATATGCACGCATATTATTATTGTGATGCACCTCTTTGGCAACAAGTAGTTGATTGGCTTCGTGAAGAAAAGAATATAAATATAATCATTGATAAAGTAAGCGATTCAGAATATGTTTATCATAATTATTTTCAAGAATTAATTACAGGTAAAGGTCGAATAAAATTTGGTGCTGGGCAGGATGAAGATATTGAGATTGAATATACTTACTTTCAAGCAAGACAAGCAGCAATCGAACATGCATTAACACTTATTTAATATGAAAGAACAATTTGTACCATACGAAATAGCTATAATCTTAAAAGAAAAAGGTTTTAATGAAGATTGTTTAGGTATATATATCGATAAAGAATTAACTATAGGTTTACCGGAAACTACATTAAATGTAATTACTAAATATTATGATATTCTTGAAAAAGAAGAATATTTATTAGCTCCTTTATGGCAACAAGTAATTGATTGGTTAAGGGAAAAACATCGTTTTATTATAACCATAGATTTTTTAAACAAACAAGAATCATTACACCCTAACGACCCAGAATGGACATCAGAATTATATAATATGGATAACTTTCATCATATCATAGCTGAATACGATAGATACTCATACGAAGACGCAAGACAAGTAACTATTGAACACGCACTAACATTAATATAATATGGTAATAAAAATCTTTATAGCAATAATAATAACACTTATACTTTTACCTAATTTTAAAAAAAATGGAAAATAACAATAGCGTTTGCTTCATAGCAAAAATAAACGAAATAAAAGAAATACCTGGAGCCGACAACATCGAACAGGCAATGGTAGGCAACTGGTCTTGCATCATTAAAAAAGGAGCTTATGCCGAAGGTGGTTTAGTGGTTTGTGCTACTACAGATGCTGTTATACCTGAAGACTTGGCCGAAAAGATGAACGTAACAAACTACTTACGTAAGGGTAACCGTGTGCGTACAGTAAAGCTTCGTGGGGTCTATTCCGAGTGTTTGATCATACCACTAATGTTTATTCCTAAAACATTTCAAGGCAAAATAGTAGAAGGAGCAGATATGATGGAGGTAATGGGAATTACAAAGTTTGAACCCCCAGTAAAGCAAATTCAACTCGCTTCAGGTAAAAAAATACGCTATAGTGAAAATCCAAATTTTCATATATACTATAAATTTCCAAATCTTAAAAACGTATCAGGTATGTTTACAGAAGAGGACTCGGTTCAAATCACACGTAAGATACACGGCACAAATGCTCGTTATGGTATAGTGAAAAAGAACAAATTATCTTTTTGGGATAAATTCAGAAAGTTCTTTAGGATAGCTAATGAATGGATTGATTACGAGTTTGTAGTAGGTTCACATAACGTTGAAAAGGGATCCGATTCTCAAGGTTTCTATGATACAAATGTTTGGTATGAAATAGCCAACAAATATAAGATCAAAGAAAAGCTTTGGGATTATGTAAAAAAGTATATGCCTTTAGAAGAACTAGGTTCTGGTGTTGTGATATATGGTGAAATCTACGGTGCCGGTATTCAAAGGGGTTATGATTATGGTCTTAAGGATATTCAATTTGCTGGATTTGATGTTATGGAAAATGGGCAATATTTGAGTACGTTTAATACTCTTCTTGTTTTGAAAAGCATGATGGATTTACCTCATGTCCCTGTATTATACGATGGTCATTGGTCTCAAGAAATTCAAGATAAACTTACATTCAATAACTTTATTGAAGGTACAAAAGTACCACACGAAGGTATTGTTATCAAGCATACTTCAGGTGATCGTTCTAAAGTCGCAAAGGTGATTAACCCCGACTATTTGATTTACGGAGAAAAACACGATATAGGAGATTCACATTAAATGAAAAAACAAAATATTCCTCCTATAATAAAGGAGATTAAAAATAAAATTTTCCCTCAAATTGATTATAGTTACCAAAAATCAATTTCGTATAGTCAATTATCTATGTTTAGAAGTTGCCCACACAAATGGGAACTTCAATATAAAGAAGGACACCATATATCAGAACAATCCATTAATCTTACTTTTGGAACAGCTCTCCATGAAACTTTACAACATTATTTAACTACATTTTATGAAGTAAGTGGAGCAGCTGCTGACAGAATAGATTTAGAAACATATTTTCAAGATAAACTAGGTGAAACTTATAGATTAAATTATAAAGCAAATAAAAACATTCATTTCAGTGACCCAGTAGAATTAAGAGAATTTTATGATGACGGCTTAGAAATTTTAAATTTTATTAAAAAGAAAAAAGGTGGATATTTTAGTAAAAAAGGATGGCATTTAATAGGGTGTGAAATACCAATTCAATTATCACCAAATCCATTATTTAAACACGTAATATACAAGGGCTTCTTAGATTTGGTACTATACCATGAGCCCACTAATACTATTAAAATTATCGATATTAAAACATCAACTCGCGGGTGGGATGATAAAACTAAAAAAGATGAGGATAAACAATTCCAATTAATATTATATAAACAATTTTTTAGTCAAATATATAATATACCTGTTGATAATATTGAGATAGAATTCTTTATAGTTAAACGAAAAGTACCTGAAGTAAGTGATTTTCCTATTAAACGAGTACAAATATTTTCTCCTCCTAGTGGTAAAATAAAACTAAATAAAGCTAATATAACTGTAAATGAATTTATCGAAGAGGTATTTGATTCAAACGGCAAATACCAAGATAAAAAATATTCACCTAATCCATCTGCTCATAATTGTCGTTTTTGTCCTTACAAAGAAAATAAAGAACTTTGTGATAAAGGGTTATTTTAGTATCTTTTTATATATTTATATAAGACACTAAATAATTAAATTATGATAAAAAATTACATTGATTACCTTAGAGCATTCTTTAGGAATTGGAAAGAAATTAAAGAAAACATTAATCGTATTATAGCGCAAGATTTAATTCATCGCAAAGTTGTTTTACATACAGATGATTTGAATGAAACATTTGCACGAATGAAGTATATAATGGATTATAAACCCACTTATAAGCAAAAACAATTACCTCTTCCAAATTCTGGAGAATTAATTGATGTAACTAAAATATTTAAAAATCAAAACTAAATAAACAACATCATGGAAAAAAAAGAAATGGTATTAACATCAGTAAAAATCCCAAGTGATTTATTTGATGATTTTAAAGTAGCATCAGTAAGGTTAAAATTTAGTTTACAAAAACTAGTAGAAAGATCTATGGTTCTATATTTGGAAAATGAAGAATTTAGAAAACAACTACATAGTTTTAATAGTATAAATTACAAAAGCAAACTTGAAGAATAAGTTTGGAAATATAAAAGTTATTAATTAACATTAAGTTATATGAAACCACAGTTTATGTATTTACCTCCAGAGAAGAGGAAGAAAATTCTCCTAATCACAGACGATATTAGAGTACACTCAGGTGTAGCAACAGTAGGTAGAGAAATAATTTTACATACTGCTCAACATTTTAATTGGGTTAATATTGGAGGCTCAGTACAGCATCCTGAAGAAGGTAAACGTTTAGATTTATCCCAATCAACTAATGAAACAGCAGGATTAACAGATTCATCTGTAACATTATACCCAACAAGCGGGTACGGAAACCCAGATATGTTACGTGCTATAATTAATATTGAAAAACCAGATGCTTTAATGTTAATCACCGATCCAAGATATTTTACTTGGGTGTTTCAAATGGAAAATGAAATCCGTAAAAGTATTCCTATTACTTACTTAAACATATGGGATGATTATCCAGCTCCATTATATAACAGAGCTTTTTATGAATCATGTGATTTATTGATGGGTATAAGTAAACAAACAGTCAATATTAATAAATTAGTATTAGGTGATAAAATAAAAAATAAAATTATAACTTATGTTCCTCATGGTTTGAATCATGAAATGATGAAACCTATAGATAAAAATGATCCTGAATTAATTAAATTCAAGAAAAATTTATTTGGAAATAAAGAATATGATTTTGTTTTATTCTTTAATTCACGTAATATTAGACGTAAACAAATACCTGACACAATGTTGGCTTATAAGTTATTTATAGATCAACTATCTATTGAACAAGCTAAGAAATGTGCTTTTGTATTACATACTGAAATAGTAAGTGAACATGGTACTGATTTAGAAGCGGTTAGAGAATTACTTCTAAATGAAGATAAATATAATGTTTATTTCTCAACTGAAAGATATAGCACACAACAAATGAATTTTTTATATAATTGTTCTGATGCTCAAATATTATTAACTTCAAATGAAGGATGGGGATTAAGTTTAACTGAAGCTATATTAGCAGGTAAACCAATAATAGCTAATGTAACTGGTGGTATGCAAGATCAAATGCGTTTTTCTAAAGACGGTAAATGGATTGATTTTGATGCTGATTTTCCTTCAAATCATAATGGTACAATTAAAGAATGTGGAGAATGGGCATTTCCGGTATTTCCATCTAATCGTTCTATTGTAGGTTCACCTATGACTCCTTATATTTGGGATGATAGATGTACTGCTGAAGATGCTGCTATTCAAATTATGAATGTTTATCAATTAGATAAAGAAGAAAGAGAACGTAGAGGATTAGCAGGTAGAGAATGGGCTATTGGAGAAGAAGCAGGATTCACATCTGAAATAATGGGTGAAAGAGTTATAAATTCATTAGATATTTTATTTGATATTTGGGAACCAAGAGAAAAATATGAAATAGTAAATGTAAATGAATCAAAAGATAACATTGTAAACCATAAATTAGTATATTAAAATGAAATTACTTAATATATTATTGGAAGTTTATAAAGAAGAATATGAATTGAATCTTAAAGAGGGTTTAACTAAAACCACAGAAATAGGTCAAGCAGTCAATATTCTAAAAAAACAATTCCCTGATTGGATATTTCAGTATTATAAAGGTGATAAGGATTTTACAATAGAAATTTTAAGAATAAAAAATGGTATTAACCTTGATTCTTTTGAAAAATTATTACCTTTATTAAATAATCTAAGTTATTTTATTTCTTATATGGAGATATACGGTGATGATAGAGGCCGACGATTTGAAATTAAGGATAAATATGATGAAAAAATAGTTAAAAATAGTTTTCAAAATCAAGATATTTATTCCATATATTTAGAATGTGAAGCCAAATTTGATCAAACTGTTAATAAAATACCTGAATTTTTATATCATGTTGCTCCTTTAAAAAATTGGGAAAAAATCGAAAAAATAGGTTTGGTACCTAAATCAAGATCTAAAAAAGCTTTTCATCCTGATAGAGTATATTTAGGAAAAGATGAAAAAAATATATTATCTTTAGCTCCAAAATCTTATCAAA